GCTTTAAACTCGGAAGATAATAACGTTCCTTTTGTTGATGAGTCTGTTGACGTTGCATCAACTATAAATAGACCAAGACGCTCGAGAGTTTAAGTGTTTTTTATTTCGTTAGTTTTTGTTTTTCTGTACATGATAATAAGCGGCTCAAAAAAAAGCTGGCTTTATTTGCTGGCTTTCCTTGTTCCTGAAGTTGTTGCTTTGTCTGTCTATGCGTTGTCATTAAAAGAATGGTACATATACGCAACTTCAATAATCCTTTTTTCATATATCGCAAAAAAAAACAAACAAAACAAGTTAGCTGTAGCTTCATGCACATCACTGTGCATGTTGTCAATTGCTTGTATAGTAGATGCTTATCTGTATGGGGTTGGTACCAATGGAGAAACTAATACAATTATTAGTGACTACAGCTCATATATTGCTATATGCATTCATGCTTGCATTGTTTATTCACTTATTGATTTCAATGAGATTAGAAATGGTGTACGAAGCACTGTTTATAGTGTTTTGTATAGTTCGTGCAATAGCTACACTTGTGATATATCTGAATATGAGAGTGCAGAATGCAAGAGTTAGATCCAAACGTTAAAGCGATGATTTCTTGTATTGAAGCATCAACTTCAGCAAATGCAAAGACTATCGAAAAAATAGATTGCTTAGCAAATAACGTAAATGACTTAAATAATACAATTGCTCAACACATGATAAAGATGGAGCATCAAGAAGAAATCAATAAACGCAATGAAAAAGAACTTGCAGGACTATCTGAAAGACTCACGAAAAAAGATGAAGCTATCGAAAATAAATTAAGTGAATTTACGGAAATGGCAACACCAATTTTAATAAAATCACGCGACACAGCGGCATTCAACATGTGGGTGACTAGGGCTTTACTTGTTGCCGCCATAGTTTCTGCTGCGTCTGTGATTTTTGATTTAAAAATAGGAACATAAACTAATGACTACTTTAGTTACTACAGATGACTATGCAACAATAGATGCTTTAGTTGCTGCAAATTTAACAGATGATATTCAGTATCAATTATTGACAGATATAGCAGGCGGTGATTTCACTGGGCTTCCTGCGGGCATAACTGTTTTTACTGAAAACGATTCTAAAATCACAAGTGACGTAATATCAAGAACGGAGGGATTAGCACTCTTTCGAGTTGATATCACAGGTAATTTGTCAGGTGACAACATACGCATAGAAGATTCTCATGTGAATGGGGATTACATACTTTCTTTAGATTTAAATGAACTTCATTTGATTATGACAATTGGTAATAGTCATACATCTGGGCGTAGTGATGCCGAGGCTGGTGATGTATTTGATTCTCGTGTGCTTCAGTATGCGGGGAGTACAAATATAATCGGTGCCCCAGTAGGTGCTCAACTAGATCATAATGATTTAAATCAGGGAACTGGAGAATATAGTAAAGATCTAGCATTCTCTAGCGTATACTTAGAAAATAATTCTCAAATTGACAACATCGTTTTTGTTCCATATGCTCAAGGAGCTTCGGGCTTCAGCTTTGATGGTGACCCCGAAGACATCAACTGGAATCCACTATTAACACCGAACAGACTTAGTGAAGCAGTTGAACGATTTAATACTGCTAAAGCTCAATTGGAAGCTGACGGCTTTACAGTAACCTTTCAAGCTGTTTTATGGCATAACGCAAACCCTGATTTCAATAGAATGACGCATCAAGAGCATCAAGAAGCAATAGATGGTTTTGTTGATTATTTAAGAGCTAACATCAACGATGGTGCAGATATACCCGTAGTAATTGGTGGTGGTATGATGCAAGAGCAAATAGACACCAGAATCATTGAAGACACAAGATTTCAAGCGAATTTAACAGGCGCAGGATTTAGACGACCTAACGTTATGGGTTATGACAACACTAACCCCCAATACGGCTTTAGCGAAGGTTTGCCGTTAACCATTTTTGACGGTATTCATTGTGATAGACGAAGTGAAGAAATTAAAGGTCGTGACTTACAATATCCCGCATTACTAAGAGCAACAGAAAAAAACAACGTAAGCGGAGTATTTGAAAGCCTAAGTTTCTGGAATGATTTCCATAGCTTTTTTGACTTCAGAAGCGGCACTGGTTTAGATTTATCGGGCAACGGAAATCACTTAATAGACCTGTCATTTGCACCGGCTTTAATTACTTACGACGAGGATACACAGCAAACATCATACACTCACGACGGCTCTAATAATCGCTACTTTGAAATGTCTGGATTTCCGACAGGCTCTTATACAAAAGTTGTATTTTTGAAGTTAAGTGACTATAGAACAATGGGATTAATGCAAGATAGCACCGCTCCAACAGACGATCAAAATCACAGATTCCAAATATCTGGCACGGGATCGCTAATTACAGCAGGGCAAGGCGACGGCACACAATTAAGCGCGGCATCTTCTTTAATTCCGCTGAACACTTATACACTTGCTTGTGTAACGTATGATAGTAATGATAGTTCAATGAATTTGACTATTGGCGATACAGTTGTTGATACAGCAAGCGGAGTGCCTAGTAATGATATCGTGACTGGATTTCTCGGAACACAATCAGACGGCGGCGGAAATGTACTGGACGGCAGTATGACAATAGCTGGCTTTGTAGATAGAGCATTAACAATTACTGAAATACAAGAGCTTAACGCAGCTTGTCAAACGCTAATAGTTTAAAAGGGGTGTAACATGACTATAACTGCAACAAATTCAAGATTTAACAATGTAGATGGTGCTAATTGTACTGATTGTGTGGCATTAACATTCACAGATTGCACAGGTGATTACTGCGTAAGCTCAGATGAAAGTGCTAATTTTGGCTCTAACTCATTACTAAACCAGCCTATAAACTCTTGGCTAACAGTAGATAACGAAATAAACGAAATAGGCCAAGCTGTACTAACAGGTGCTAGCTCTACTGGCGGTAATATCATTGAGTTTAACTGGGAGGCCCCTCCTGTTTCGTCATTATTGAACGGGGTGATTAGGAATATACCCTGCGGACGATACAACATTAAGTTTCACAACGATGATGTAGGCGGGATAATCAAAGAAGAAGAGCTTTGTATATTCTCAGACGGAGCATTTACAACTCCATTATCTGTTGCTGTTGGTACTAATGTATTCTACGGATACAAAGGTGATAACGGTACTGGCTTTGCTAACTTTGGAGTGACAGAATGAACGGCTTAGGTGTATGGAATGGACTTGGCTTTTGGTCAGAAACCTTTTTAGCTCAAACAATAGAGACTGTTACAGTAAGTTATAAAGCATAAACCTAGGGGGTTATATGTCAACACCAATAAATTCAAAATACGAGGCTTTTGTCAATGAGTTTATATTAACAGGTTGCAAAAACGGAACTGAGGCCGCTATAAAGGCGGGGTACAGCAAAAAAACAGCAGCACAACAAGCGAGCAGGCTGTTAAAAGATGTTAAAGTACAAAAGGCAATAGAGGAAAGTAAACGAGTAAAGCTAAAGCACTTTATAAAGTCAAAAGAAGAAAAGCTTACTATGCTTCAAGATATAGCTGAAGCATGCATGAGGCCTGATGATGAGAAAGGTATGGTAAACGCAGCAGCAGCTATAAACGCTATTAAAGAGCACAATGTAATGCAAGGCGACAACGCACCTACGATTACCCAAAACAGCCATAAAATAATTCAAGCTGACGAGGAAGAATGGTAAATCTTGTTAGCTTTCAGAATCATGTAAAAACCAAGTCGCCGGCATTTGTGCCCCTATTCAAAAACAAAAAACGCTATGAAATAGTTTGGGGCGGTGCTGGCTCTGGTAAATCACATATAGTTGCAAGAAAGCTATTGTATAGAATGCTTAATGAATCACATGTTAGGCATAATTTTTTAATTATACGTAAAGTCGATAGAACAATAAAAAAATCAGTATGGACACTGATGAAGAATATAATTTCTAAGTGGGGGATTTACGATCAATTTCATTTCAATCAAACTGACCGAACGATGATATGGAAAGAGAACGGCTCCCAATTTATGTTCTCAGGTTTAGATGATGTTGAAAAGCTAAAATCAATCGAGGGCGTTACATCTATATGGGCTGAAGAGGCTACAGAGTTACTTCAAGAAGACTTCGAGCAATTAGATTTACGATTGCGCGGTAATTTCGGGTGTTTAAAGCAAATAATTCTTACGCTAAATCCGATTAGTGAGCAGCACTGGATTAAAAAGATATTCTTTGACGACCCAATTACTGATGTTTTTACTTTAAAAACGACATATCTCGATAACTCATTTATTGATGATGACTACAAAATGGTTATGGAGAACAAAAAGAAATCAAACCCTCGATATTACAACATATATGCACTGGGTAACTGGGGAACTGCTGAAGGATTAATCTTTAATAACGTATCTCAACGATTAATAAAAGAAAGCGAGATAACCAACCTTGATGCTATACAGGGCTTAGATTTTGGCTACACAAACGACCCGACAGCATTTAATCAGACATACATAGATAGAAAAAATAAAGTGATATATGTATATGACGGTTTTTATGAAAAAGGCTTATCTAACGAATCAATAGCAAAAAAAATGAAGTCACTATTGCTTCACAAGAAGATGACGATTGCAGATAGCTCAGAGCCAAAATCAATCGATGCCATATCAGCCAAAGGAGTTAGAATACAAGGGGCGTTAAAGGGCAAAGACTCTATAAATTCGGGTATTGATTTTTTGCTCGATTATCAGATTGTAGTCAACGCACATCTGGTTGAATTCATGACGGAATTTAACAACTATAGTTGGTTTATAGACAAGAACAATAAAACAACTAATAAGCCCGTCGATGACTTCAATCATTTCATTGACTCCTTAAGATACGCTACTGAAAAATTCCACGCAAAAAGGGGTGGCAAGCGCATATCTATAGCTGGCTAAAGCTCAACAGATAAACTAAAAGCCAAGGCGTTAGGTATTAAGCTTATTTTTGGCTTCACTTTATATTTAGTGTAAGCAAGTCCAGCACTAACAATAGGGCAATACTTAGCTCCATTGATAATACAATAATTGCCAGCACTATAGCCCGTTGATAATCCGAATCTGTACGATAATTCAAAGTTATCAGATAATCTCGCATATTTTGCAAAATCAATCATTACAGACTTTCTTCTGTATGAATTGGTAAAATACGACACTGAATACCCAGTATTTTTTCTTCTGTACTCTACAGCTATAAAGTTATGATTTTCATTTATTCTTTTATCAACTTCATTCTCTTCGTAAGTGCGGAAGAAGTGCTTTGTTTTTAAAAACGGCGTTATTTCTATAGTTGCTGAACTACTTACTGATACTAGTACTAGCAATGCTGTTATTAGTTTAATCATTGTCTGTTGCCTTTTTTTTTGTCTTTATGTAATATCAGTAGCGTAATTTGTTTATTCATTTTTACACTCCTTATTTTAGTTGAATACAAGTCAAAGCCCGTAATGTCACACGGGCTTTTTTGTGCGACTCTCCATATCGTTAATAAACTTTGTAATCATTTGCCCTTGGTAATCGTTAGAATCGCAATGAGTTCTATACCATCGCAGTGAATATCCAATCATTAAGCAGAATTCATTCAGTGTATAACCCTTATCTCTTATCATTCGTGTGTGTTTTTTCATATAAACCCGTATATTTTGCATCTTTTGCATTATTTTGTAGTGTTTTTTTAGCTGTGTCAATAACTATTTAACTAAATATTAAAGAGGTGATATAATAAACAAAAATATTAAAGGTTAAATTTATGGCACTGACAACACCAGATGATGAGTACCGCATTTATCTTGATAAATGGAAGAAGACTAGATCTCTAATGAAGGGTAAGGAAGAGCTTATCAAAGAGGTTACGTCTATACCAAGGCCGCAATACACGCAGTACACAAGCGGCTTATCAGACAGACCTGATTATGCTGAATTTGCCAGAAAAAAGAATCGAATAAATTACAATAGAGCTATTGAATATTGGAATCGAGGCGTTCTGTTTCCCGCGTATTCTCGCACTGTAACCGCTTTTGACGGCATGGTTTGCAGTAAAGAGCCTGAATATAACTTAATTCCACGCCTTGCATTTATTGAAGATAATATCACTGGTGATGGTAAAGGCATCAGAGAAGTTTCACAGAGAATTATAAGAGAACTTTTAATTACTTCTCGCTATGCTATTTTAGTTGATATGCCAGAAATGACAGAGCAGCCAACTATTGCTGACATGGAGCAGAGGGCAAACCTCCCGAAGTGGATCCAGTACGACGCAGAGCAAATATTTTATACAAGAACGTCTGGTAAAACACGCGGCTATGATGAAGTAAGATTAACAGAAGTTCATAGCAAGCCGACAAACGATTTTGATTGGGAAGACTTGACGCACACTAGACGATTAATCATTAAAGATGGCGTTTACGTTAATGAGCTATACGACGAAAATGACGACTTAATAAGCTCTGTCACACCCAAAATGAACGGCATGTTCATGGATTACATACCTATCCAGCCCTTTGGCTGTGAACAGAACACATTCGAATATGAAATACCTTGTTTATATGATTTGGCAGGTGAAAATATCGGTCACTTTGTTTTAGATTGTGACAATAGAGATAACTTACACCATCATGCTCAGGGCATGACTAATGTATATGTTCGTGATACAGATGCGTTTGAAGAGGCCAACCCTGCTGGCTTAGATGGCGGGCCCAAAGGTATCAATCAATTTGGTGTTGATGAGCGGGTAGAAATACTGCAAATACAAGCGACAGGTGCGATACCATCAGAGATGTTGAGAGATGAACAGCGACTTATCATGTCAGGTGCACAGATGGTTACTGAGAACAGTTCAAACATGACGCTTGGAGCGAAGCGTATTGACTCGAATGCAAATACCTCAGCACTTAGTAAGATGTCGTATAATATTAGTGCTGGCTTAAAAAATCTAATCGACATTACAGCAGGGTTTTTAAATGTAGATTCTAGTGATTCACACTACAAACTTAACACTGACTTTATCACCGATGATATGACCCCTGAAATGATTAACGCTCATATGGCTATGGTCATGGGTAACAAGTTACCTGATTCAACTCTTTACGAAACAGCAAGAAAAGCAAAATTCACAGATTTAGATGATGAAGAGATAGAGAAAGCACTTAACGATCAAAATTTGTTGGCTGGCGGCACTACTGAAGAGTTAGCGGCAGAGCAAGCGATTAGGGACGCTGAAAACATAGATGAATAGCGATAACTTAACAACGATATACTCACACCATACGGCACAGATTCAGCGCATAGGGGCGACTGAAGGACGAAAAGTGCTGCCACATCTTGAGCGTATAGAAGATGCAGTTGTTGATATATTAAACAAGTATCGCAAAAGAAATATTACGCTTGAATTGCAGTTAAAAATAGAGGCTGAAATAGAAGAGGTTACACGCAAAGAATTGCAAGATTACGTATCAGCGTTGAAAGTAGAGAACAGGGCTTTGGGTGATTATGAATCATCATTCGCAATAAGCACATTAAGCAGTTCCTTGCCTGAGTCTGTTGTTTTAGTTGCGCCAACCGCAGCAGAGGTAAATAGACGTGCAGTGGCAACCCCTGTAAAAATCGGCTCTGGCAGTTTTACATCGTACACTTCGTTGATGAAAAATTACTGGAGCAAGTACGCAGACGAAATTAATGGAGTTGTGAAGAACGGGTTTCAAAATGGCACAAGCATAAGAGAAGTTACTAATGCTATTCTTGAAGAGCTAGATTTGTCTAAATCGGGCACAACAAAAAGCGCATTGGATAGGGCTAGACGGGGCGCAAGGCAACTGGCTATAACTGGGAATAATCACTACGCAAACACGGCTAGAATTGAGTTTGTTAATAAAAACGACAATGTGTTAAAGGGGTATAGGTTTTTAGCTGTTCAAGACTCTCGCACATCTTCTCCTTGTCGCAGTTTAGATCAAAGAGTGTTTAAAGTTGATGACCCAAAGTTAAGCACAGTTACACCACCATTGCACCCTAATTGCCGTAGCGCACTTACGTATGAAGTGGCAGATAAATATAAAATCGACAGCGGCGAAAAGGCATCATCGTTTGAAGTTGACGGCAAGCGAGACCCGAAGGTGATTGATAGCGATGGTATTTACTACGCTAACTTATCTAAACTAAAAGCGTCCGATCAAGATGCTGTATTAGGATCAACTTTAGGTAAAGCAATGCGTAAGCTGGACAATCCAAGTCAGTTCGCTAAGTTATTATTAGATAATCAAAACAGACCTCTGACAATTAAAGAATTAACACAGCAAAACAACGCTTTAGGTAGAATTTTACGTAAACAAAACAGCCCTAGGGGGGCATAAAAATGATAGATTTATCAGGAATTGATTTAAACGAAGAGCAAACAGCAAAAGTCACAGCTTTAATTGATAGCGAGGTGTCAGGCTTGAAAAATAAAGTTGATGAGCTTTTAGGTGAAAAGAAAAATGTACAACAAGGCTTGACAGAAAAAGAGCAAGCACTTGAAGACGCAAGAAAAGCAGCAGTAAGCGCAGAAGAGCAGCGGCTAGTTGAAGCCGGTCAATATAAAGAAGCGCTAGCATTGCGAGAAAAAGAGGTCGCAGAGGCTATGGCTCAAGCAACAAACTCGGCAGAAGAAGCTAAAAACGCGCTACTTAGCAGAGATAAAGGTGACGTTTTAAACAAGTTAAAATCACTTGTTAGAGATGATTTACGTGGCGTTTCTGAGGCTATGTTGTCAAACATGATCGAAATCGGTTATAATGAAGACAAGTCGGTCTCTACATCGTTTTTGCACAACGGTGAAAAGATCGCGGACAGTGTTGAAGGGTTTAAAAGCTGGGCTGAAAATAACGAAACACTAAAGCATATAATGAAAGGCGTAGACTCTAGCGGGGCGGGAGTAACGCAGTCAAAGAGTGGAGCTCAATTGACGAACAAACCGTACAGCGAAATGACTCTACAAGAGCAAGTCGCATTTAATAAACAAAACTAAGAGTAATAAATTATGGCTTTATCTAACTTTGAAGTGTTCACGGAATTCGGCTACAAAGCTTTCGTTAACACTCTTCAACAAAACATTGATTTATGGAATGGCGCAACTAACGGCGCTTTAATGCTTAAAACCATGGCTTTTTCAGGTGACGTATACGAGAAAGCAGCATTTGAAAATATCGCATCATTAGTTGGTGATCGCGACCCTGCATCAACAGCAGAAAACACCGAGCACGCATTATCCGAGCTTTTACAAATAGATGTAAAAATGGCATGGGGCATGCCGAACCTCTCATACACTAACACGGCTTTCGATTGGACTAATCGCGACCCAGAAGAAGCGGGTACGTTATTTGGTAACGACATCGCTGAAGGTGCAATGCAATACATGCTAAACAACGCTATCGGCGCTTTAGTCGCAGCGATTAACGATGACCCAGCCACAGGAACGGTGGTTTACGATGGTACAGCATCAACAGCTTCACCTGAAGCATTAAATCAAGCTTCTGGTCTTTTTAAAGACCGTCGTGGCGCGATCAAAGCTTGGATTATGCACTCTAAGTCACAGACTGACATTTTCGGTTATGCTTTAGCTAACTCTAACGAGCTATTTGATTGGGCTGGAGTTCGCGTATTGACTGACGGCCACGGCCGCCCGTTAATCGAAACTGACTCTGACGCATTGGTTTTTGATAATGCTGGAACGGATAACTACATCCAATTAGGTTTGGTTTCTGGTGCTGTCATGGTGCATGAGCAAGGTGATATGCGCCCATACAAAGACGTTGATCTGAAAGGAGTTAACGCTAAAACGTTATTGAAAGCTGAGGGCGGTTTTGGCATTGGCGTTAAGGGTTATACTTGGAATAAGTCAGTAGTTAGACCAACATCAGCACAAGTGCGTGACACTTCTAACTGGTCTCCAATTGTCGGTATTGGCTTAAAAGATACTGCTGGCGTTAAGTGTATTACACTTTAAGGGCTTAATATGAAAGCGGTATTAACGTACCGC